ATGCGTACACGTTCTTGGGTGTTAGTTCTAAAACCTAAAGTTTCAGACGCTGGGTTAGTGATTCCCGTGTTTTGAAACCAGAAGCCGTAAACATCGTCAGTAGAAAACTGATTTGCACCTACATCTCCGTCGCCTGTAGCGGTAATCAGAGGCCATGCCATCTTACCTGACTGTGTCGCTCCTTGACGGCCTAAAATCACTTGACCGTTACTGTCGTTGTTGAGGGTAAGCATAACGGCGGAAGTAGGACCATTCGTACCAATACCGACTTTGCCGCCTGATGTGATGCGCATGCGTTCTGTGTTGGCAGTTTCAATGCTTAGCGTATTATTAGCAGGGAACTTAAGGCCTACTTGTGACGATGCGGTATTAAACATATCAATACCTTCGCCAGCGCCCAAGTCAGTCATTTTAAGTTCGCCTGAAATCTCAAGACGATGGCTTGATGCACTACGGCCGATACCGACGTTGCCGCTGGAGTCGATGCGCATACGCTCACTACCAACACCTGATGAATTAGTATGAATAACAAAAGCGTTGTCTGTAGAACCAGCCCGTACAGTACTAGTAGACGCCGTTCCGTTGTTTGCAAAACAAAGCAATGACGATGTGGTGCTTGTAGATTCTATAATTCCAGCGTTAAGCGAAGCCGATGATTTTACGTGAAGAGAGCGCTCAGGCAAATTCGTACCGATACCTAGTTTTCCGTCGTTTGTTAGCTTCATCTTTTGTGATGTGCCGCCAGTTTGGAAAGAAATTCCAGCGCCTGATTCCTTTGCTCTTAAAATTAAAGAGTCAGACGAGTTTGATTCCACAATTGCTGTTGCATCTGATGAGTTTAAACGTAATCTATCAGTAGCTACCCCGACTCTAAGTTCACCGATAACATCTAAAGGAGAGCTAGGCGAAGTCGTACCAATACCTAACCGCTCCTCAGAACTATCCCAGAAAAACTTCGCATTTGTCCCCGTATGCTCATACAGCGACACGTCTCCGTTAGTAGCGAACTGCGCTGTTGGTGTTGCGCCTGTTCCTTGAGTGCTTGCAGTGCCGCCTGTGTTTATAAACAAACCGCCAGCGTTAGTTCGTATCACATTAGACGTGTTTGTGTCGGCCACTATTATATCAGCCGTTGCATCTGTAGACTCAAAGAAACTTGTTGTGTTAGAGGTGCCCGAGTTAACAGTCAAACCATCAGCCGTCACAGTGCCCGTTACGTCAAGGCTCTTAGCCGGTAACGAATTGCCAATGCCTAGTCGTTCCTGAGAACTATCCCAAAAGAACTTCGCAGTCGTGCCAGTGTCTTCGTAGAAGCTGATGTCGCCTGTAGCGTGGTCTAACTGAAGCCTTGTTGTAAAAGAGTTATAAGCATCATTAGCAGACCTAAACCTAAGCGTACCAGCCTGATTAGTAATGTAGGAGTTAAGATTTGTTGTATCTGTTTCAGTTAAACGAAGCCCTTTAGAAGCCCCTGAAATTTCCGCATTGCCATCAACAGTCAAACCATCAGCCGTCACAGTACCTGTTACGTCGATGCCTGTGTTGGTGGTAGCTAGTTTGGTTGAGTTATCGTATTTAAGCTGTACGGCACCATTTTCAGCGGCATACACATAAGTCTCTGTTGCCGCCGCGTTTGTTAAAGAAATAAAAGAAGAGCCTTGAACATACAGTCCTCCAGTTCCGTTGTCTTTGATTCTGCTATTAGAACCATCATGGAAAATCTGTAGGTCATTGCCAGCACCAAAATTAGCCTTGTCGTTGTCACCGAAATTAATGTCAGCAGAGGTTGTTAGGCCGTCTGTGGTAATGACACCTGTGACATCGATGCCTGTACCAGTTGTTTCTAGTTTTTGATTGCTATTGTGATATAGCTTTGCATTGTTATTAACAGTGTCAAAAAAAGCTAATGTGTTACCAGCATCTTCAATTTTTACACCAGAGCCGTTGCTTTTTAAACGTAAGTCACCAGCGCCAGAATCTTGAATATAGCTATCAGACCCATCATGATAAATCTGTAGGTCATTGCTAGCACCAAATTGTGCTTTGTCGTTGTCGCCGAATGACACGTTCCCAGTGAACGAGCCTGTGGTAAAGTTACCTGCTGCAGGAGTAGTCCCACCGATAGTCGTGCCGTCAATAGTCCCGCCGTCAATGTCTGGGGTGTTTACATCAGGAGACGTAAGCGTTTTGTTAGTTAGTGTTTGAGTGCCAGTTAGTGTGGCAACGGTAGAATCAATAGCAAAGGTAACAGCATTACCAGAGCCAGACGTATCAATACCCGTACCACCTGTAAAGGTTATGGTTTCGCTGTCTAGGTCGATGCTTAATGCACCACCAGAGTCAGCTTGGAAATCTAAGTCTTGTGCTGTGAGTTGCGAGTCAACATAAGCTTTTACGGACTGCTGTGTAGGAATCAGAGTCGCGCTGTTAGATGCCATATCGTCTTCATCAACGAATGCAGTAACAGTTATTGCGCCATCGGAAATAGAGCCAAAGGTGAGCGTGCCCGTAAAGGTAGGACTAGCTGCCGGGGCTGCAAGAGCGAGCGCTGTCTTGATGGCGGTGAACTCTGTGGTGAATTCAGAGCCACGCACAACCTTATTAGAGTCACCTGTGTTCAGTGAGTCTTTGGCACCAAAATTAGTGGTGATATTGTAAGTAATCGACATTACTCGCCCTCAAGAAGAAAAGGGGGCCGAAGCCCCCGAGTTTTTATGCGCCAGGAACGGCGAGTACAAAGCCAGCTTCAGGTCGGTAGACCTCAACACCGTAGAGGGTGTCGGCTGTGTAGAGTGTTGATAGGTACTCTTGCTTGTACTGAGTTTGTGATCGGACTGCGAGTTGCTCAGCCATGACGATAGCGTCATTGTGGAAAAGCAGTGCAGCGCGAGTGTCAACAGAGGCAGCTGTGTTTTGAGCCGCTGTTTCGATAGTTGCACAGTTGTTTGAGACGTAAACGTCTACACCGTACAAGTTGCCGATCAGACCTGTGTTAACAGTGCCGCCGTTAACAAAGTCTGAAGACACATAACGATCAATACCCATGATTGCGTTGCGAGTCGCAGGTGGGATGACCAAGTTACGGCCTTCCATGGGTACGTTGTTATCATCGAGCTTTTGGATCATGTCGCGAAAGAACGCGTCAGTAAACGCATCTCCAGCTACCAGTGTGTCATCCGTGTACTGTATGGTTGAGCCGTTGTCATTGAAGAAACAGCCACTGTGCTGGTAATCAGTAGGTGCTACTGAGCCAGAAAACACAACAGAACCACCATCACCAAAGCCTGTGCCACAAGAGTGCAAGTCAGTGTCAACCTGGACTGCCAGCGCGTAACCTGCATCTTCAGTGTAAAACTGTCGAAGCGAAGTTAGTGCCTGTGTCTCAACGATATCCTCGATCAGACGAGAGTATTCGAAGTGACGGTTGACGGGGATTTGCAACTCACTTTCAAGACTTGCTTGAATAGTGACTGCGGTTGCTTCTGCTTTCGCGTTAGCTGTGCCGCGTGTTGGCTTAGGGATGTGAATAACGTCACCCTTCTTGCCAGTCATAGCAATTCGCTTGACCAAAGGTGCCATTTTCAGGTTTTTCTGGTAGGACGCGATTACTTCGTCGCTCCAGATTTCAGGGATGAACTTATCGACAGCAGTCTTATCGACTGTCGCGTTGGCGGTAAAATACGCGCCTGAAGTTTCGTTAGCCATGGGGTTCTCCTAAAGGATTAGCGAACCCGTCCCTCGTCGTAAGCCTTGAGAATTTCATCTGCCAAGTCACGATATCGGTCAGGGTCAGATTTCATAAGTTTGCGAATGTCGGCTCGACGATAGATTTTCTTTGACCGTTGGCCTTCAGGATTGGATCGCGTTGATCCAGTGGCTGCCTTTTTGATTTGTTGCCGATTAGCAGTGGACTCTGCGTTTTTGGTTTTGCGAACAACATCAGCCCGCTCTTTCCATAAACTAAACAGCTCATCTGCTGCTTCGTAGTCGTACTGCTTATCAGCTTGCTCAAAAAGCCTTTGCCGAAACTGGGATCTGGAAATCCAATCTTGAAATGCTTGGTTCGCAACGATTTCTTTTACATCTGGGTGCTTTTGTTGAAGCAGTTGAAGCGAGTTGGTCTGCTTGTATTCCTGAGCAACACGCCGTGCCTCTTGCACTTCAGGGTGTAATTCAATCTCTCTGCGAACAGCGGACTTCGGGTCAACGAAAAAATCTACCTCGTCCTCCTCTTGCGAGGTTTCTTGCGGTACGTTTTTCGCCTGAGTGACAACAAAGTCGTCGAATGCTTTTCGTAACTCTCCAACCTCTTGGGACTGACGCCCCATCAGTTTTTCAAGCTCTTGGTGCATTTGAGCGAGTTCTGCTGCGGATTTACCCCGATACTTTTCAGGGATCTCTGGCTCTTCGGGCTGAGGCTCTTCAGTGGGTTCTTGATGAGTTTCCTCAGGCTCTGTCACAGCCTCTACTTCAGGTTCAATTATCTTGCCTGCCATTACAAACTCCGTCCTTTAGTTGAATAAGCCTTGAAACAAGTCGTAAATGACTAATTACAGACGCAGTTGTGCCGTCTGATTAGCAAACGTGTTTTTTGGCTAAGGATTGTGGAAATAAAAGAAGGGCGATCTAGGCGCGATCGTTACCCTTTCTGCCTGCCTGCTCATGCTCTCTGACCCACTTGAAGTGGCGTCCTGGAAAGGCACCAGAGTGTCCTTCCAATTGACATTTCACAGGGCTAATCAAGCGTCTTGCGTTGGACCCACAGTTGCACCGCAAGGTTGGTGTGTCTTCTACAAAACGCTCAAAAACGTGCTGTGTTCGTTCACAGCGATAATCAAGAATTTTCCTCATCACCTTCCTCTGCTTGTTCCATGGAGGTGCGTAGTGCGCTTTCGTATGACGCAATTTGTCTGAGGATGTCTACACGGCCTTTGGCCTGATGCAATTCTGTCGCGTTGTTCAAGCCGTCGATTGAGATGTTACTGAGTGCGGCGACAATTTCTTTCTGAAATGCCTTCCAACCATCGGTGGCAAACATTTCAAGTGCATCATCAAAGTATTTAGCTTGATTGGGATCGGTCATTCTTACTGCTCCGTTTAGTAGTTGACTTTTTCTCCAGTGCATCGAGCCGAGTGCTGATGTTGGAAAGAACTTGGTTGATCTGAGCTAAAACGACCTCTAGCTTTTCTTCAGTGACGGGACGCATGCGTTTCTCCGTTATTTAGTTTTTCGACGCCTCCCAGAGGCAGTGACCGAGTGCTTGATTGCTTTTGGTCCGGTTTTTCGACGTGACGAACTGCGCTTGTCGGCAGCGGTCATTTTGTCGAGCACTTTTTTTGGTCGGCAGGACGGGTAGGGGCGCTTTGACTTTTCCTTCCCGCTTCGACCACATTTCTTACCTGTTTTGACGTCTCGCCAATCTTCTTTGAACCATTTGGTGAGGCCGCCCTTGGGCTTAGCCATAAGTACCACCGCGTTTCTTATAGGTTCTAACTATCCATGAGCTTGCGTAAGCCGACGGATATGCGTCAAATTTTCGCTTAGCCTCAGATTTAACTCTTGAGTAAAGCGCTTTGTTTTTGACGTTTTTTGGGATTGTGCTTTTACTTTTTGCTTTTGCCACGACGCAACCCCTTAAAGTCTGCACCTGTAATTTTGTTTCTTGGTCGAGCTACCCGAGCAATTTTCTTTTGCTTGGGGCTTAGTTTCTTACCCGGCATTACCGTCGCTTCCCTTTGCCTTTCATCATTGGCTTTTTCTTTTTCTTTTTAGGCGCTGACTTAGGCTTCATTGATCCGTGATACATAAGGCTCTCCTTACTTTTTGTGGGCTTTTTGAACGGCAAAATCGGCTGATTTAGATGCCCCTTTGTGTGGCTTGTAACCGCCGCTAGGGTCTTTCATGAGCTTGTAGCCGCTACCGCTTTTCATCCAGTGATAACCAGCTGGCGCTTTGACCTTCATTACTTTCTCCTCGACTTTGACCCAGAGCATTTCCAGCGCTTGCGAGAGAGTCGTAAGGGGCTGTTTGGATCTTTTGCGGCCTTTGGGAATCGCTTCATTTGTGCATTGGATCGGGCGCAGTAACTGTCGCCTTTTGAGGTGCCTGGCTTTACTTTGGCCCCTTTTTGTCCGTAGCTGACCTTTCGGCCACTAGACGTTACCTTGACTCTCGCTTTCCCTTTTCGTGGTGTCGCCATTGTCTTCCCATCGGACGCAGTAGGTGTGGACGCGCATTTCGGTAACGCAAATAAATGTGCCGTACATCGGTAGGCATTTTTCAAAGGGATAGGTGTATTGGTTGTAGTCCACGCAATTCCGATCGTCCTGCGTTGCACACCCTGCCATCAAAAAAAATACGGCAACTAAAAACCTTGGAGCTTTCATATCAATTTGGTCTGTTGAGTTGGCGTCGTAGTTCTTGTTCAGCGGCTTGATTGCTTTGCTCTCTAGCGCGCTGTTCTTGCATGTTCATGTTCTTTTCGCGGAGCATCAGGTCGGCGATACGAACTCGCTTCTCGAAGTCGTCGTCTACCTTGCCGTCGTTGTTGTTGTCGCTGTATTTCAGTGCAAGCTCTTGTGGGTATAAACGTGCTTCTTCTGCGTACTTCTGAGCGCGAGAGCTTGACTCTGCGGCCTGTGCATTGAGTAGCTGTGCTTGACCCTGTGCGACGGCTAATTGCAGTTGTGCTTGCTGTTCAGCGGCCTGCTGCGCTTGGGGGTTAGGCTGTGAGCCTTGCTGTACGGCGGCGATAATCTCTTCGCGGTTTGAAACGCTCAAATGCTCAACAATAGCCGTGGTGATTGCAGCAAAAGCAGGTGAGTCCTTGGGGATGACCTGCATCAACTGACTTAACTGACCAACCTCATACTCTCTAGCCACAATGCCAAGTGAAGACAGGACAGTGAACTTGAAGTCACCAATAGGGTAGTTGTCAGGATCAAACTGCATGTAACGGTGCGCAGCTTTACTGATAAACGGCTTCAAGAAGGTGTCTTGGAAGTTGACCAGTGTGCGCTTTTGTCGCTTCATGACAGCGCCCAGTGACATAGAGACACCTGCGGCGGTGCTTTCTGATTGCGAGCGAGAGGCGAGGGCGGCACCGTCTACAGCGCCTGTGGCCTGCTGCACCATGTTCTGTAGTGCGCTGGCCTGTGCAAATGTGATCTGACCAATCTGACCGAAGTTGAACGGCAGGAGCGAGTCTTTTGGATTGCCGTTGGTCAACAGCATGCGACCGGGGCGGACATCTAACTTACTGCCGCGTGGTACTCGCGTTGCGTCCACAGCCATCATAGGGTGCGTTGTAAGGGCCAGAGCATCGATACGAGCGCGCATCTCAGCATCCAGTGCTTTTTGGCTCATGTAGCCTTTTTCGCACACACCACGACCGTAGAAGCGGGAGGGGACGATATCCCAAGGGAACGCCACGATTGGGCGGTCCTGCATCATGTACGGGTTGGCAATGGCCTTGAGTATCTGACCTTGATTAGCGATGACTACGCACGCTTCGACGTACATAGAGTCATCAGGCATTTCATCCTCATCAACACCTTCATCGATGAGCATCTGTCGCGGTACGAGTCCGTAATATTTTAGTAGTCGGACGCGCTCCATGTTGACGTTGTAGAGATTGGGGTCAGCCTCAAGGTCGTCATCAGGGGCCGATGTTTCGAGCATGACATCACGGTACACGCCTTGCTCTTGTAACAACTCAACCGTATGCGTGGAGACAAACTCCTCAATCGCACAGCCCATGGCGTCATCAACGGTCGTGGCACAAGGATCGATCAAAAAGTTGCGGGGTTGGACAGGATTGAGCTTGACCATGGGGCGCTTGCGCTTTTGCACACCAAACTCTTGCAAATCCCCATCCATGAGAGGTCGAGTACTAGGAACTGCCTCTTCTACCTCTTCAAGCACAACTTCAGCAATACCTGTGCCGTACACAGCGCAGTTAATCAGTACCTCACCGATACGCGCCCTGATTTGTGCCTTGTCAAAGTCCTCATGCAGCTTTTTACGCAAAAGCACCATGTCTTGTGGATTCTGATCACCCAAATCGTCTTGGATGTCAAAAATTTTGCCTGTCGCAAAGGTGGCTGTTTCGATCTCTGCGACGTTTGATTCTACGGCTTGCTGGAGGGCAGGGGCGACGATACGAGAGCGCTCAGAGTCTCTCATGCGGTCCTCAGAGGACCAAATACCCCGAAACAGGCGATAGTACTCATCGTGCTTTTCAGCGTAGTTGGTTTCGTAGTGGTCACGCCAATATTGGCACTTCGACACGACCCATTCGGCCAAACCAAGCTCTGCTGAGATGTTGTCTATATCACCGTAGCTCATTAATAACCTGCGATTGCATCTTCGGGTTCAAATTCGTCCTCAACGTCGTAGCCAGACAAGTAGGGCACTTGTGCAAGTTGATCGATGTATGACAAAGCATCCAAAAGGTCGTCATGGACCAGCGGTGACGGAAAGTTGCTCGCTTCATCGACAAACGGCAGGTTCCAATCGCCTTTTTTTAAATGGACCAGTCCGTTCTCAAAACGACCCTGTAATGCCCACAAAATACGGTCTTGTTTCTTCTGATTGGCGTGTGACAACAACTCCACACGGAAAACACGGTTGGTGCGCCTCATGAGGTCTTGTAGGGGACTCATAACGGCTTGCTGTGCAATACCGCGCTCAATCCCTACCGAGGCTGGCCTATATTTCTCAACCGCTCTAAAAATGCGTTCAGCAGTCGTATTAAGATCCCATTGGCCGTGCAAGATGTCGTCCACATACCAATGACCGTCGTCCGTAACGTAAACAACCGCTATAGCCGTACTATCACGTCGTTTCGTTTTTTTAACGCCCGCATCACGAAATCCAGCCAAGTCAACGGCAACATAAAAATCACCTGCCTTGGAAGGTTTACGTTTGTAGTATTGGAAATCATCGGCTTTGAAGTATTCGGAGCCACGAGCCTGAAATGAGGCCATGTATTCTTGCTGAAACGCCCATGACGGCAGGGTGTTTTTCGCATGCTCCAACTCCTTTTTAGGGATGATAGGGTTGTCGTAACTTGTGTAGTGATACGACTTCCAATCTTCCCAAGTACCGCTATCAGCACCGACATAAAGGTCATAGAAGTGATTCCTGCCTTCAGGTGTCCCAATAAAGATGCAAGACCCGCCTTGATCCGACAAAGCAGGTCTCAAAATGCTTTCAAAGGTGTCTGGCTTCATATAAGCGTACTCGTCCATAACGAGATGCTTCAGCGAGACGCCTCGAAGGGTGTCTGGTCTATCTGACCCCTTCAAAAATATGGTGTTGTTGCCCGATAAGGTCAGTGTGAGGTTGTTTATGTTCTGGGCTTCGATAATGTCGCCACATACCTCGTACAATTTGTCCCACATGATGTCGCGGGCCATACCTTGTGTCGGTGCAACGTAAAACACCTTGCCTGGCTTACCGTTTAGCGCGTTCAGCACTAGGCTTACGGCGGCTAGATGGCTTTTTCCTGTTCTTCTGCCTGCGGCAATAACCTTAAAACGTGCGTTATCGGGTAAAACTTCTTGTTGCCACGGCAAAAGCTCTAAATTAAGGCTCGCCATCGTCAGTAACCTCGTCAAAATCGCCGTTTAGGACGGTTTTTTGGTCCACAGAGGCGTTGTCGAGGCCAGTAATGTTGATTTGTATCGCGTTATTGGCTTTTTGCTCTGCTGAGAAGCCTGCCAAAGGCGCAACACGGTCCATAATCAACTTCCAAGCAACGGCTTGGTTCTTGTGTTCGTCATCTAGAGCTGCTGTAAAGATCTTATCGACTACATATCGTGTTGATTTATGTTGCAGCATCCAGTCTCGATACTGTTTTAGTTGACGCGCTTGTTCTCTTCTGCTCAGTTCTTTGCTCATGGTTATCCAAGTGGGCCTAAGCGTCTAATAAAGTACTTGTTTTTGTAAAATGCTGCGAAGCAGCAAAATACATAAATGCGCATAACTAATAGTAATTTACATATTATTAGGTATATACTACTTGGTCAATCTTTTGCCATTTTGAAATCGTTTTTTGGCAAGTGGGAGTGGCAACTATATATAACTCCCGTATCCGACCCCCTCCCCCCCGGTGTCTTACGTGCTGGATAGCGTACCAAATCCCCGTCATTGCTTGCGATCACGGCGAGAAAAAGAAGAGAGGCGAGAGATTTAATGGGAACCACCCAGGCATTAAAAAAGGATTAAAGGGCAGCTAACCAGCTATTCACTCTCTGGGATATTTATACCCCCCTATATAAACAAGTAACTTATGCGAAAATATGCTTGACCGTATCTAGTAGAATGTGAGATATAAGGTGCAGAGCTTACCTATAAGCCATTAACCAGAGGACTTAACACATGACTGCTATGGAAAAAACGCAAGAACAACTCAACTCTGATCAAGTTCGAGGGATTGCCGATAACATCGAGAACGGCATCACTTACGAGGAGGGTAGCGACGGGTACGACCCTGATTACCCTGAG